AAACTAGGACCGATGATGTATGGGAATACTGGATTACCTTGCTCAGTAGCATCAATAGTAATGAAGTATCCATATACACCTTCTGGGAAATCAGGAGTTTTACCAAAACGACCATTATAACGGTCTAGATCACCTACACCGAAATTGTAAACATAATCTTCAGTATATGTTCCAGCAACATCCTCAGAAAGTAACGGACCTCCTGTTCTAATAGGATTTGGGTTAGTTGCAACATTATATACTAACTCAGATGCCAGACTATAACTGGGTTCTAGACGACGTATATTAGATGACTGATCAGTAGGATCTCCATATCCATAAGGACCGTATATTGGGTTTCCATCAAACGCCCAACCTAAAATAGGTGAGTGTTCAATATTTGAAGTTGCTTCAGTTAAATTTCCTTGGTCATCTTCAAGAAGGTTATCTCCAAGAACATATCTAAGTCTTTTAGGGTTAGTAAGGTGAGCATATTCACCACCATACTGATTATTCAATCCAGAGAATACAGAACCTTGAGCTGAGTCTAATGATGTGATAGGAGCAAGGTTATAAGTCCAATCCTGAACACTAGCAGTAAACTTAGCGTCTTTACCAACAGAACTTAGGACAATTACTGTAGTACCCGATGTATAGTTAATACCACGGTTATTAATAGTAATACTAGTAACACGACCAGCATTTTCACCATCAGTATCAATAACTGCTTTTGCAACAGCACCAAATCCATCACCATAGATTTCTACAGTAGGAGGTGTTGTATATCCATTACCAGCATTAATAACAGCAATAGAGATGATTCTTCCATTATTAACGATTGCTTGTGCCTGAGCACCAGTACCAGAACTTAAAGTAACAGTAGGTGATGATGTATATTCAGTACCTTCACTAGTAATATTGACATTCTTGATAGGACCTCTAACTGATGCTTCAGCAACTGCACCTGCTCCTCCACCACCAACAATAGTGATTTCAGGTTTAGATGTATATCCAGTACCACCATCATTGATCAAAACTCTTGAAACTGCCTGATTAACTACCACAGCAGTTGCAGATGCTCCAGATCCACCTCCACCAACAATAGAAACTAGAGGAGGTTCAGTATAACCAGTTCCAGAAGAACTTACATCAATTGCAGTGATAGAACCGTTAACAACTACAGCTGCAGTTGCACCAGTACCTCCACCACCAGAAAGTGTTAGATTTGGAGGTGCACCAGCATCATATTCAGATCCAGCATTGTCAATACTGATTCCAGTGATTTTACCAAAGATTTTCTTATTATCAGACTTGTAAGACCATGCAGAAACACCATTTACCCATCCACCAATTGCTCCTGGTACAATTTCGTCTTTTGTTGAAATTGTTTGAGCATTTCTTGGGAAACGAAGTAATTTACGCTGGTTTCCTGGAATTAGTGCTTGTCCAGCAAAAGGTCCGATCTTATAGTTAGGAATACCTGATGCAGCAACATAAACGTACTCATCATTGAAGAATGTGTTCTGAATGTTAGTAGTATAGATGCTAATAACATTGTTAATAGATTGTACGTCAGATTTACCTCTGTTAAGGTCAACAGAGATTAGAATATTACCTTGAGGGATTGTAGACCCTGGTTGTGCTAACTCATACTTGAATACAGTTGCAGATTCCCTAGACTGTACAAAATAAGTTCCATTATAAAGAATTGGGTTTGCACCATAGATGGTTACCTGATCTCCAACCAAAAGACCATGGTTATTACTACATGTTACTGTTGCAGTCTGATTATTAAGTCCACCAAAGGTTATTCCAGTAACAGAGACTAATTTCTTAACATTATAGTTCCAAGTATCAAGTAATTTGGCATCTTCAGTAGCACCCAACTTAGAAACTGTTAATTTGTCTCCAGGTAGATAATAACTACCATCATTAGTTAATGTGGTGTTTTCTGCCTTAACAATACCAACTACCTTAATAGTAATTTGCGTAGTTTGGTTATAATTGACATAAACGTAGAAATTAGAAGTTACTTCGGTAGCAGAATCCCAATCTTCTGTAACTCCATTAACAGAACGAGTACACTCAATGAACTGGTTAAGTGATTTCTCTTTATAACGTATTAATTCTGTTCCAATTAAAACTTCACCGTTTCTCTCTGGCCAACCAATAGTAGAGTCAACTGTAATAACACTATCAGTTGAATTGATACCCTCAGCAAGTTTTGTCTTATATGGAATTGTGAATTGACCTTCAATTGTCTCTTCAGAGAGAACAATCTCAAAAATTTCTAATTCTGAGGTCTTAATTGATATAAAGTTCTCAATCAGAGCAGATGCAGTACCAATAGAAGGGTCTACATTGTCTGGGAACTGTTGAATTAAACCATCAGCAAGATTATTAGCATCTCCTTCTACAATAACACAACGAAGAATAGTATCTACTTGCCAAGTAGCAGCAGATGGTTTAACAATCTGTTCTTTAGGGTAAGATACACTTACATCCTCACCATAAAGAATCTTGAACAAATATGCAATAGATTTAGGAGTTCCTTTTGCAGAATAAAACGTCCTGATATTCTTAATGACCGTATTGATATTAATCGTACTAAGGTCAATCTTAGGAATGTCTGGAAGATACTGTTCTGTAAACTTAGTAAGCATCTTCTCAATAAAGACACCATCTAGACACTTAACAGTACTTGTAAGGACAGGATGAACTGCTGGATATGTCTGATTCTCAAATATAGCATTTCCATCCTTATCATATCCAACAAGACCAGAAACACCACGAGCACAACCAACAAATTGTGCTTTATTATAAGCAGTACCTTGTTCTACAACTTTAAATCCAGTAACTTCACCAAATCCTACTTCAGCAGATGCAGTAGCAGAAGGTGGTCTCTGAATTATGATTGTTGGAGGTTCAGTAATACTATATCCAGTACCAAAGTTGGTAATGTTAATATCAGTGATTTGACCGTTGAATATTGAAGCAACAGCAGTTGCACCAGTACCACCTATAAATTGACCTGAATTATCCTTTCTATTATCAACAATGTAGATAGATGGAACGTCAACATAACCAGAACCACCAGAAAGTAGTTCAATATCAATAACTCTTCCAGTTGAGTCAACAGTAACATCAAGAATTTGAGCAGCACCTGGATCAATAATAGCGATTCTAGGAGCAGATGTATAACCTCTACCTCTATTAACAACACTAAACCCACTTAGTGATCCATTAGTAATTTCAGCAGTGATTTCTGCTTGTACAGGATCAGTACCAGTAGGAGCATCAACATATACAGTAGGAGGAACAGTGTAACCTACACCACCTGATGTAACAGTAATAGAAGCAGGATCTATGCCATTATTAGCATCAAGGGTAGGTTGACTTAGAACTCCACCACCAGGATCCTTAAAGACGATTCTAGGGGTGAATGTATAGTTACTACCTGAGTTAACTAACTCAATAGCAGTTACATGACCATTAACAACAGTTGCCTTTGCAGTAGCAGCTTCACCACCAGCAGCAGTTGGAACCTGAATGTCAACAATAGGAGGTTGTAAGTCACTATATCCAGCACCACCATCAAGTAAAGTTAGATTCTTAATACCATTTACAAGTGATTCAGCAGAAGCACCTCCACCACCAATAGTTGTAATGACAGTGACAGCAGGGGGATTGGTTAATCTATAATCCTTACCACCACCTTTTACCTTAATACCAGAAAGTTTTCCATTAGTAATTTGAGCAACAGCAGATGCTCCTGTACCAAAACTAGTAATGGGTGCTTCAATTGAACCAATATAAACCCTGTCGTCAGATGCTGGTGCAGTCTTAAGTTTTAAAATCTCGTTGGTTCCATCATTTACTACAGAATAGTCAATATATGGAATAAGTAACTTATCAGCAATAATTACCTGTAAATATACTGTTAATACAGGAACATACTTAAAATTACCGCTAGTTAAGTTAAATTCTGTGTTTGAACTGTTAAAATTGCTATTAATTGGGTCAAGAACTCTAATAGAGTCTTGTAAAAACCCTTTTAGGTAGAAAATTGCGGTTTCTTCAACAGAATCTGAAGGGTTAGGTGATCTTGGTGGTTCTGTAAAGACTATATCAGTACCAGCAACAGTATAATCAACACCAGGAATCTGATACTTACCGAATAACCTTACAACAATATGATCGTCTGAAGGAGGAGCAATTGGATTGTCCTCAGATAATAATGCAAAAGTCTTATTAACACCGTTAAACTGTAAATATGGGTTTTGTAGTTCAACCCACTTCTCTCTAAACTCAGAGTAAGAAACACCATCAGTTAGTGAAATCTCAGGTGACTTATCTGCCCTTTCATAATATATTATTTCATCATTTACTAAGAGTGAACCATTAGTCTCAGCAAAATCATCAACACTCTCAACAGTTATAGTATCACTCGTAGCAGTAACTTCTTCAAGTAAAGAAGTCTCACTTTGTATTAAATTAAAGTCAAATTCGTCAATATTCAGGTATTCCCTGAATTCATTAACTATATTTTGAGGTTGTCCAGTTTTTTCCTGCCCTTTGTAATAATATTGTAGGAATTTTTCAAAAGCGGGATAATCAGCTCTGATAAACTCAGGCAACTGATTAAGGACGTTCTGCGATACCTTATTAATTGTGCTTGTCATTGATTATTGGTTCGGCTCAGAAACACGCAATATTGTTAAGATCCCCAGTATTATCTATCGCGATAGGTGTTACTGTAGTTGGTATCTCGGCATACTGCTCAGGGTTAAGATTATTTAGCGGAATTGTATTAGGTGGAAGAGTTCCAATCGGTACAACTGTAATTTCAGGTGTTGGTATACTTAATATAGTACCAGGAGTATCTGGTCTAATTTCAGATGGGTTACCTGGAATACTAACAACTGGTAAATTTCCTCCGCCAGGAGGATTAGTTATTGCAACAGGACCGAAGCATACTTTACCAGATAGGTAATCTACACTACCTGCACTGTTATTAGTATAGATCTTAGAAGATCCACTGTTATAATAAGTTCTCAAATTACCAAATCCATCATCTTCAAAATATTGTATAACACCAGGTCTGTCGGTAGTTATGAATTGTCCTGATTTAAGGATTGGTTCCTTATAACAGACGCTACCATTACCTGTTGAACTATCACCACTATCATTAGATGGATTAGAATCGTATAGTGGTTGTCCAAAGTCAATACAATAAGTATCAACAGCGTCAGTAGATGAATTCATCTGCATGTAACGCATTAGTGTAGTTTGAGTTGTAGCAGAGTCAATAGAACTATCTGCTAAACCAATTGCTTTTTGATACTTAGATAATGAGAATGCTGATCCGAAGTTATTAATATTTTCCTGTTGAGCAAATTGTTCAATTGCACCAAGCACTAATGACTGTAATTCTGAAATACTCTTACTTGTTTTAGTTGGATCGTAAAGAACAAACAAGTTTGTAGAAACATAGAGGAATGCAGGGTCAGTAATGACTGGTTCAATAGATGCCATTGAATATTGCCTTAAATCCTTCGCAATTGTTAATTTTGTGGCATTATTCAGTAAATTTCCTGTTTTTGTCTTAATTGCGATGTAAACCTTGCCATAAACAGGTGGTACTAGCTCATCTCCACCAAAAGCAATGACACTTTGGGCATTTGAGTAGACTTTCTTAGTAATTATAGCATAGTCTTGTGCAGTAACTGCTCTAAGTTGGGTAGTATAGTCCCTAGGAGCAGTGTATTTGATGGATTCAATAGATTCAGGTGCATCTCCAAATTGAGACCTTTCATTGACCATTAAGTCGCCTTCTATACCATTGATAGCTCTGGAATATTGGTCTTCTATCTCTCCAACAAAATCAAATGTCTGAATATCATTTGCAGCTGCTTCTTTACTCTTAATATATGATAGATTGATAACTTCACCATCTTGAAGTTTCCTTCCAATGACTCCATCACCAAAAGTGATCTCATATCTCTGATCTTCAGTTTCACTTAAAAAGTAAACCCTAGAATCTGCTTGAATACTAGTTACATCAGCACCCAAAACGTAAACGTCCTCTTGAGTTGACTGAGCATTAGGTTTTACAGTGATCCTGAGTGTATCTGTATCTGCCTTATCGGTAGGAATTAAAAATTTCTGTTTTTTGAAGGATGAAACGACATATTGGAATGTCAACATGCTTCCTTCATACATTACGACCTTACTAAAGGTTGCTTTACCTGTATTATCAGTAGTAGCATTAACATCCTCTAGAACATTGAATGAATATGCACCACCAGTGGCAACAATACCTTTTTTGAGACTTACATACTGAGGATATGCTTCATTATATAATTCTGACTGAACACTGAACGTCACACATGCTTTTGCTGCCCTAGAAGACCTTGGAGTATAGTTTAGTGCCTTCGCTATACTTACAACGTTATCCCTGATTGTAGACGATGACAGGAAGGTCTCATTGACTGCCATATTAGCATTGAATGCTGTATAATATGTGTTATAGGCAAGAACATCAACAAGGTATGATAAAGTAGATCCTTCAAAGTCATAATCTGTAAACTCTGAACGAGTCCTGAGATAATCTTTGATTGATGCTTTGATGGAATCAAAATCCATCTGTGTCAAATTATTAGGTAGCATCTTATTCTGCTCGCTGTAAAATGAAGTCTACTGTTTGGACTAGAGGTTGCCCTATGATACGATAATCAACATCCACCCTCAATTCATGATAATCAGAGAGAGCCGTAACATCTACAGTTAGGATCTCAATCCTTGGTTCAAAATTCTTTAGAGTTTGAACTATCTCATCTTTTAATGTATCAACAGTAAAAGGATCAAGTGGTTCAAAAAGTAACTGATAAGTTTTAGAACCAACGTCTGATTGGAATAACTTCTCACCTGGTGAAGTTAAAACCAAGTTCTTCATGGCTTGCTTAATGGCATTAGCGTCTTTCAAAACAATAAGGTCTTTCGTAACAGGATTCTTGGCAAATGAATTAGCCAAATCCTTAAAATTACGAGAGACCTTTAAATTTCTTGATGTTAATGTCTTTAGTGCCACTAGACTCTATAAAAAGTATATTTCAGTGTCAACTCCTCCATCGGATCTACAGATCTTATCACTTTCACATAATATTTCATGTTAACTCGGTATTTCTCACAATTAGGATTATCACTATGATTAATGAATCCACCTAAAGGTGTTCTATACATGTCTTTCCCATCTAGTATATGGGAAATACCCAATTCTGTTCCAACTTCCAGAGGTTTCGTTGTGAATATCCCCTGACCAGCTATCGGACTATTCTGAATGAATAATCCATCTGGTAATGCTTGATATGTCACAATTTCATTATATACAACTACTATTTAGCGACCTTGACCACGATATTTCTTTTTAGCTCCATTACGAGAGGTTGCACTCGTCTTAGTATTCTGAGAAGAACCCTGTCTTGTCATTTTTGGTTTTGCTTTTTCTGTTTGTGTGTTGTTGTATAGTGCCATAATTAAGGACCGATCATTACGTTTGGTGAACCTTGGGAAATAACGGATAAACATGGAGGACCCAGTTGATCCCCTACTTTACCCATTGCTAATGCTTGTGCATAGACTGTCTTAGTTTTTGCATGCATTATTCTAGTATGCCCTATTCCTTTACTATCTTCTGTGGTTAACATACTACAATTACATGTTTTAGGTCTAGGTGGTGTTTTACCACAAGGACCGACCATAATAATATTAGTACTAGAAGATCTGTGAACTGTTAATACATCCTTATCAAGGATAGGCATAATACCATTAATAAGAACAGTCCGAAGGTAAGGACCTGCGGGTGCTAGAACAGTAGGAGGCCAGAGACATACGCTGTTCTTTGTAGCAACAGGTTTAGTACTTGCTGTTAAACAAGTAGTACCGCAACCATACCATCCATGAATGTGACCAGAAATGGCAACTCCATGTCCAGAACAGTTTCCCCTATAGATTGCTGCTGGTACTCCCATTATACCCCTATGTACATTTAAAGTCAAATGGATTGCCATACTTATCGCATGCCACTCCAAATAGATACCCACTGTTAGTTAGATCATTATAGATCTTATAACTTCCGCTTGCACTCCATGATTTGCAACCAGGTCCGAAAGGTCCTGAGAAATCTGAGGCATAAGTGATGTTTCCTACATCCGCAGGTCGTCCAGATACACCAAAACAACCTCCTTGAGTATTATCTCCGCACCCCTTAGCTACAAGTGGTTCCCAACTAAGCGTAACATTAATGTTAACACTCACTCTAGGATCGGGTATGTACTGTCTCAGTAGGTATTTAGTGTACTTTGACGCACATGGTAGATCATAGAATGTGCCTTTTACGGTTCTAACCTCTTCTTTAGGGAATTTATTGAGTTTTTTACCAGAAGATGATACTTCTACTGGTTCAGCGTGTAAATCATAACGCTCATCTTTTGCTATTTTGTCATTATCTACAAAATCTTGCATATTTCCTGCTTCAGATCCGTATCCTGCTTGTCTTAGAGCTTCAGGAAGACGTTCATCTAGTGTTTGCTCATTCAAATCGTCATAATCCTCTCTATCAGGTAACGCACGATACACTCTTTCCGTTCTAATGACATTTGGAAGACGTTTTAAGTCTCTTATTTCTCCTTGACGACGATTTACAGTCACATCTTCGTACTCATGAGCTCTCATACCCTTATCAAGATCATACTGTGTCAGTTCTGTTGCAAAATAGAGCTTGTTTAAACCATCTGGAACATCTGCTGCTGCTCTCTGCATAATACGTTGGTACTTTTCAAACGTATCAATCAGTCCTCCCTCATAATTATAGTCTTTTGCGGACAAACCACTCTCTGTGACTGTATCTACAAAGATCTTTGTACCTTTATATGTGGTACTCTTTACAGCATCATTCTCAATTGCAGCTTTTAATGCCTCATTATTAGGATCATCCTCATAATTATCAGTAGCAGCGTACTCTTTCTGCGTAATTAACTTGTCAGTCATAGGAACTGCTATGTCAATCTGAGATCCTTGAGCATACATTGACCCTTTAAAGTTCACATCTATCGCAGTTAAGACTCCATTTGAGAATGTAGTGTCAAATTCTGCGGATAAACCCTTTTTATCTCCATGAACAAGGTGCACAATAGGATTAGAATTCAATTTATTCCATCCAGATCCACCATCTGCGATTTTGATATAGGTAATTTGACCATTTACAATCTTAATATTGGTAATTTGCACTCTAGTTCTTACAGGATCGTAAGATCCACCGCCCACAGACTGTGCAACTTGGTTAATTGTAAAGGAAGTTCCGTTAACAGCAGTAATATAACAGTCAGTAGGGAAGTATGCGGATCTAAAATTGTATCCTACGTCAATCCATTGCGTATCTGAGCCGTTGACTAGTGTAACTGTACTACTTCCAGGCGTAACATTGCAGTCAACTTGTCTAACTGCGGTAGGTTGGCGGTAATCATCAAAGGTATTTGGTTGTCTTTCAAGGTCTGCGGTCATAAATTGGAAGGATTTCTGTCTAAATTCGTACAATCCACCAAAGAATGCGCGATCTGTAATACCAAAACCCGCAATCACTCTAATCTGATTCCCTCTAGAGGTAGTATATACGGTATCTTTTACAAAATCTTGTCCATCTCCGCTTAATTCCGCAACATGATAGTTGAAATTAAGATCCATATGCTTCACTTTCTCTATAATATGCCCATTTACCGTATCAGCAGCGTTCAATAGTGCATAATCACTGTATGGGTTAGATGTTTCTACCTCTCCTACTGCGGAAACAGTCAATGTAAAGTTAATATTACCGCCAGTATTAGGTATACTCAGGTTAAAACTATCACCTACTACATAATTGACACCTGAATTCATCAGTTCATCAATATAAAGGGTAGTACCAGTAATAGTAGCAGGGTCACCAGATGAGGTAGGACCGTATCTTATCTTCACTCTTAGTCCTGTACCTGTATTACTATTGAGTGAATCAAACACTTCAACGAACTCTGCACCTATATCATCAGGATCTGACCATGGATTCTCAGGACATTGTATAGGTATACCATTAGAACTACTACCATCCCATGCATCTGTTGCACTTCCACTAGTAGGAGTAATAGTAAAGTCTATCGGACCTTGTGGTAAAGTAGTAGGTATGCCTCCTTCATAACGATAAGCAATAGCATTAGTTCTAGTTCCAGCAGTCCATAATGTAGGGAAAGGATCTCTACCCTCAGTTAGAGGACCCTCTGGAGTAGTATAGGTAACAGTAGAAGCACCAGGATCACATGAGAATGATTTACAAGGGTGACATGCCGATCCCCATGAAGATGTACTAGATGATGTATTACCATCAGAATCAGTTGTAGTAGTTGTACCATCTATATCTTCAATCCAGTGACAAGGATAACCTACAACAGGATTAGATAAGTCATAGAGGTACATAAACCATTCATCACCAGCACCAGGAAAGAAAGATAACTTCTCTGGATAGTGATCTAATATACTGTATATTGTTCCATTACTTCCTTGACCCACCTCTACCATTACTTTTCCACAGTTACCTGAGTTAGTACCACATATATTCTGTGCTTGACCATCATCTGCTTCACATATCTCATTACCATACATCACTAAGTCTCTAGTAAAGTCAGGTACATTAGGAGTCTCTTCTTGACTTACGTCTCTTCCTACAGGGTTATACTTAGCAAACGTATAAGGAACTCCATTAGTCACGCTACTAAGGTTTCCTCCCATATTAAGAGAAGCATTCGTTCCACCACCCGCTACAGCAGGGTTGTACCTATTACAGTGGTTTACATTTCTTTCTGGATTCTTATTAGTATTACAACCCATTCTCTAGTGCCTCTAACTTCTTATAGATGAGATCTAAGTTCTTACCAATATTTAGATGATCCTTCTCTCCGTTAGGTTTATACATGAATAAATTCTGGTCTATCTGTGGCATACTCTCTAAATGCTTATGATGCCCCAGTATCGCTTGTTCACATGCAGCGAGTCTTTCTATTATATTAGCAAACGTTTGGCATATCGCATCATGTGCGACTTTGTTATCTACCCATAACTCTCCATTACGATCTCGCATCCACGCGGGGATCGCGTCGGTAGTAAGTTCATTGACCTCAAACTCTTGGTTATTGATATCAGAAACTGTAATTTCTTGGTTGCTCATAATAATAAATGCGAAGACGCGGTGACTCGCGCCCCGCGATACTCGTTATTCCTCTAATTTATATACTAGAAGTGTCCCATCACCCTCATCATCGTACTCTAACTTAGTCCCATCTCGCCAAGAAAGGTCATTCGCCAAGTCTTCTGGAATGTTAATGAATAGTTCTCCGTCATCGTTTTCCACAACGGTAAGTGTAAAACGTTTCATATACCTGTCTCAACTTTCACTATGGTATCCTCCGATACGTTTAACTTATGTAGCAGATTATCACAGTGCCTACGTCTTATTTCGGCATCCTCTAACGAATTATGCCGACTGTCCACGATCCGTTCTGAGGGTAATACAAAAACTACCCTGTACTCCTGTGGAGATTTACCGTCATTCACCCACTGATACCAAGGGTGGACGTATCTTTTTGTCATAGTGCTGTAATCTTATGCTCTGGGTGTGCTCTCTTATATCTCTCCCACTCACTCAGAATCTCTTCTGTGCATACCTTATTGAGATCTACACACAAATCAGCACAGTTGTACATTCGGTTGTCCAGATGCCCTTCTGTGTGTATTAGAGTCTCTAGAATAAAGGTTCTAGAATCCTGTAAACTCTGAGAAAACTTCTGCACTGAAATCCTATGGGGGAAAATTTTTTATAAAAGAGGGTTAACAAAAACCCGAACTATATATCACTCTAGCGATTGAGAACCTTTGTAGGTTAGGGTAGTAAGTCGTTTTAATATAGGGCCGCCCCAAGACCCCACATCCCTTAGTATGACTGCGATTTGGGTTGTATATGTTTATACTTAGTAGGTGTAATTACTCTGTGTTCTTAACACTTTTATCCAAAGGATTACCCCCATGTTCATCACATATTTCCATGAACCATCCTATGCTTTTAATATAATCAAAGCACGAATGTTTGGGTAATTCTTTATATCTATCTCCACGAGAGTTTCTAACACTATCCATAAACAATTCAAGGTTATAAATTGATTCAAATGACCCCTGCATTTGTGCTTCTTGATTGTAAACAACGTATCGCATATTCTTAGTAGTTAGTGTTAATTAGGGGACGTAATAAAGGTAACCTTCTTGTAACATATAGTCGCAACGGTTCTTTATATATTTGTCCTCCGATTGCTGTTCAGTATCTAACAAGAATTGGAGTAAATCTATCTCCTCTGATAGTGAACATCTTTCGGGGTAATTACTCATCAATTGTTTATACTTAGTAGTTAAAAACATTGTGGAAAAGTAACAAGAATTATGCTGTACATTGGTATTATAAGATATTATCCAGGATTTGTCAAGTTACTCGGAGTTTGTGTTATTTTGGGGATATTACTTGACTTTCGGTAGGTAACACGCTAAGGTAACGATTAGGAGTGCTATTTAACATCTAATTATTACACTTTTCCACAGGGTTGTTAATAACTTATCTCTATTAATACGAATCTTTATATATAACTTAGAAATACATTTTAATCTTATTCATTATTACTTATTATGGCATACATTTATACAATAACTAATAACATTAACAGTAAAAAGTACGTTGGTAAAACATCACATAGTAACCCTAATATACGTTGGAGTCAGCATAAACAATTAGCAAAGAAAGATCCTACTAAGTATAAATTAGAGGCAATACATTATGCAATTCGTAAACATAAAGTGGAAAACTTTAAATATACAATTATTGAAGAATGTAGTGAGATTAATGTTAACTTAAGGGAGACACATTGGATAACACTTTTGGATACATATAAGAGTGGTTATAATTGTACATTAGGTGGGGAAGGTACTAAATTAGATCCAAAAGATTATGGTAAATATAGAGAATCAAGGGAAGTAGATTGTTATACATTAGAGGGGCAATTTGTGCGTACATTCTTATCAATTACTGCTGCTAAGTATTGGGCGGTAGGTGATACTAAAGGAACGGAAAATAACAACCTAGTAAATGCACTTAAGGGGCGAACTTCGCAAGCATATGGTTATAAATGGGCATACAAAGATACACCACTAATTAACATGAATGTAAGGACATATAGCACTAAGAAAATAATAGGAACTAACCCCGAATTTGGATGGGTTAAATGTTGGAAAAACCAGGCAGATTGTGCCGAGGATCTTAACAACAACCGAAAGGATAATTGTGGGGTTAATATATCATTAAGTTCACCACTAAGTAAAAAGAAATCATGTAAAGGTTGGTATTTATTTTGGGGGGATAAGTTGCCCTCTAAATATACACCAGTTAAAAAGGGTAATAGTAGTAATAAAGCAAGAATGCAAAGACAAGTTAAAGCAATAGATGTAAATAACCCTGATAATGTTATTACTTTTAATTCATTAAGTGAAGCAAGTTACTATATTAAAGGGGATGGTAATCGCTCTGCGGTTGGTAACATTCACAACAACATAAAAAACTTGCAAAGTAATAAGAATTGGATGCAAGCATATGGTTATCAGTGGTTTTATCTTAAATGACTTTCCATGAGTTCATATTTATCGTAATTCTTTTGTTTTAACTCATTCGCATAATTATGTGCTTTAATTATAAGTCTAGCACCGAAAAATGCCATCGTTAAAACACATATAACAGCAACTTTTGAACCACTCATACTAAAACCTCCATAATTCTATAATCATGACACATAACTCGGTTTCCATAATTATCAGTTAATATTGTAAAATTTGAGTCAGGTGTATATCCTTTTTTGTCTGTTTGTCCTTTTATATAGTTAATCAAAACCATAAATTCCTGGATATATCCATCCTCTGTAATGGTGACAACATCACCTACACCGATGTCAAAGGGTGATTTGTATTTCATAAGCATAAACTCTCAAAACGTCTAGTTGCTTCAACTTCTATCTCTGGTATAATACCATATGGGGAATTTTGTTCCATTGCTGTGAGTTGATCGTATGTTAGATTGTTCGCTTTAGCGTAATCTATCCATGCTTCATCATAGCAAGTTTCAAGTAAAGACTCATGATGTAAAACTGACATGATTAAACCCCCTGTGAGAGTAAAAGGTCTTTAAGATAATCCTCGGCACACTCTTGTGCGTCTAGGATGTCATAAAACTGACCGAGGTGAACAGACTCACCAGTAAGACAACCGTTATAAGTGTAATTCATAGTTTGAACTACAAAACGGTCTGAACCATAGTGATAAATCGCTAGATTTGGATCTAGGTCGTTTTGTCTGACATACTTGTCAAACATGTTTGAAGTAAAAGATTTTGACCACTCAAAACCGAGAAACTTGTCGGTGAGGTCAATGGATTGTGAAAAAAGTGATTTAGTCATGATATTTAAAAATTCGTATTCTTTGATTATGTATTAATACTAGCACAGATCGGGGTCAAAATCAAGCGGTCTTGTGCCAGTTTGTCAGGTGGTTATGCTTCGTCTCTTACATAACCATTTTCTGATTTGATAAACTTATCAAGTCTAGCAACGTCAAGGTCAGCATCGTCAAAGTCAATTTTGGCACACCCATCAACACCCCACTCTGCTAACTCAATTACGAACTCATCCCAATTAGCACAACAACATGCCATATTTTGAAAGTTCTCAACTTGTACGATCCTGTTCATGATGATTTGAGTTTTGTCCATGATTTTAATTTCCTTTGTTTATACTATCATTATAACAATAAAAAACCCCCTAATGGGGGTTTTGTGTGACACTAATCTAACTGGCACACTAAGCAAGTTCAAATTTTGGATTTTCAAGTAGAATGTCTCTTACTCTCTCTCTGTCTAGTGAATCACCATCACCCCATGAATAATAGGAATTTTCATCCTCTTCAAATCTTTCAATTCTGTTCTTGTATTCTATGATCGCTTGAAATACGTCATTTTTGGTTAATCCCTTTATAGGATATAATGGATCGTCATCACCATAGAATGACCAAACATATTCCATGAAATCAAAAAGTTTGTTGTATGCTGACATAATTAAAAGAATGTAAAAGGACGATTGAGAGAAAGAAGTATGCTGTTTGTTTCATACTTTCATACCTGATTGAAATGGAACTGTGCCTGTAATGTCAGATAAGAACCAAATGTAGTTTTTTTGAAAAACTCTAGCACCATCAGCAAATTCATCTAAAAGTGCGTTTAGTCTGCTCTTAGTGGTATTTGATTGCCAACCACCATCAAAAATCTGAAGTTGGTTTGTTGCTGTATCAACTGAAGCAATGTGATTGCCATGTAAGAAAACTTCAATAACTTCTTTGTAAACTCTAACCATAGTGTTTGAGTTTGCCCAGTTCTTCCTGTAACGGATTGCTGAGTTCATTTGAGTTTCAACTTTTCTCATGATGTTTGTTTGTTGCTTATACTAATATTATAAGGGATGGAATAGGTCAATGGGGCAACTATGTGCCACTTTCTATACTGTCATACACTCTTACACATAATTCAGCATCTTGCGATAGGGTGATACCTGCACGATCAAGTGCTTCCCAAATTTTGTTGGAAATGTGGTTATGCTCATCTTCTGGTATTACTTCCCAGATATTGATATAACCATCAAGTTCAATAAGTTGTTTGTAATCCAATTTAAAAGTCCTCTAAGGTGAGATTGTTAACAGCATCAAAACATTTTTCTTGCATTGAGTCAAATGTTGAATTGTCATACAGATCATTTCTATATTTGTCTGTTTTGGGATGACTCAATAATTGTGTGAGTGATTGATGCTCTTCAAGTGTGAGATTGATTTGTGGCATATCTTAAAAAGGGTTGCTCCAGTTGTATGCTTGATAATCGGTTACTAAACCATCTTTATTAAGTGAGTCAACATAATTGTTGAATGCTTCACGTTTAGCAATTGAATCACCTCTAAGAGAAGAACCTAGTAATTCTCTGAATTCTGCTAAAACTTGTTTTTTGGTCATCCTGTAATTCATTTTGATCTTTGTTGACTATACTCTTATTATAAGGGATTTTATACCCGATGCGTGGAAGTGTGTGACACATATCTAACTGTCACTCTATACCAGTTAATCGTGTAACAAATTCGTCAATACATTCTTTATAGTTTCCACTAATACTTTCATACTTAAGTGTTATTAACTTACTATAAATTGCAAAGAGTTTGTTATAGTCAACACCTTCCCAATCTGTCCACTCACTAACATAATCCCATTGGTCATTATCGGGTTCACCTGTTATAAATGTGGGTGTACTTTCTAACCAATTGTGTTTATCTAATCTGAAAGTTCTACCAAAAAAGTTACTATTTAACATAACGAATTTCCTCTGGGTTAGGGTCATTTAGTTGTTCTAATATAGCATAATAAATGTTATATAGTGGATCATCTTTTAAATCTGGATCTACTTCAGACTCATCAATTATCCACTGATAACTATCAAGAATGTCCTGTATTTGTTGCTTATGTAGTTTTAAATTCATGACACCTCTTGAATAATATCCCATGTTTCAATATAACTTCTTAACCATTGTTTTTGATATTCTGTTAGATCTAAATCTGAGAAAAGAATATCATCTGCTGACATGAATTCTAATCCTTGCTTAACACAAAAATCATGCAATACATCAGATAACATATCAAGTTTTGTCATGTTTAAATAAAGACTTTTCATTAGTTGTTATCCTCGTTGAATGGTGAACTAAAGTATTTTTTGTTAGCAACAAATAATACTGCTAGTGCTGTGAGAATCCCAAAGAATCCAATTATCAAAATTGGTGATGATGGGAAATCGTAAAATGGAACTGTTTGCATAATAATTAATCTGCTGTTAAACTAAAAGTGATTTGAAATTGATCGGTAAAATCTTGATAGTCAGTAACGACTAGAGGACATTGATTTAACCAGTTTTGAAAATCCTCGTATCTCTGTTCTTCTATGCTAGGCATTTTTGATGACCTCCTCTTTAAGTGCTTCAAAATCACCAAACACTTCATAAAAGAGTTCACAACCTATATCAAAATCATCTTCCGATTGACCTTGATAAACTTCAACAACTGCATCATAAATCTTTTTGTTCATGTTCTTAAATAGCAAGGTTTTCAATGTATAGGAATTCATATTTTCCGTCAAGTGGATCTCTCCCATCAACGATAAATTCCTCGTAGATTGCAGCACAATTTTTCATGTTGTCATTGTCTGCATTCCTCTGTAATGCTTCAAGAAGTGTATCACCCATATTATCAAGTGATGCTTCCATCTCGTTTACATCATAATCCAAATTTAGAATCTCCAATAGGGTGAATAGGTGAGGGAAAACAAAAACGAACTGGTCAAGAGGTGCTTCACTCTATGCTAACTCATTATGAGTATAATTAAGAGTACTAACTCAGTTGTGTTTGTTTTCCACTCTTCTAATATACTGCATTTTAGGGTGGAATGGGGGAAATATGTACACTTTGTTAACTGTCACACACATTATTGACAATATCTATATTTGGTATAATATGATACCAAATTGCTCCCACCAGGATCGCCTGTAAGGTGCTTGAAATTTAGTCTAGGTATGATAGTAACCCCCATTTTAGACTACTTTGCCCATAATTCTGCGGATTTGCCTACTACATTGAGCAACCGCATAATTATCACTAGGAGTCTTTGAAGTTGTTATGATTGTACCATTTTTGTGTTTCCAAATGAAATGCTTGCTTTCTCTTAGTAAACTAAAATCATTACGTTCCATCAAAAATCGTATCTCTTTGGTTAAGTTCTTTTTACCCATGATTATTTAATCGTCATCCTCCCCACATACTACCCACTTGTTCGCTTCCTCTAAAACTTCATGAACATCTAATAATGATTCATTAGCATTTAATATTTCTGAATCATTATAATCTATTGATGCTTGAATAAGTGAATCAACATGTTCACTAACAAAATTGAATAGTGTTTCAAATTGATCTTCAGTAAAGTAAACTCTTCTTCTAGACATGACCACGTTCCTCCATAGTTTTTTTAAAATCGGTGTTTGCATATTCTCTGATGTCTTCAACAACTTCATCAAAACTATCTTCCCAATAGTTTTGTGCATCATCTAAAAAGTCTTGATCAAACATACTTTCATAATACTTGTCAAGATCATTTGTGACATATTCAACTAAATCTTTAGTTTCCATGTTGTCAACTATTCTCTCAACTAAAAATGCTTTTAGTTCTTTGAGTTCTTCTTTGGTTAGGTTAGGTTTCTTCATCTTAAGTATAGGTAACCTCCTGCCCAATCTGCTCTAGATAGACATTCTTCTCTTGATGCTTTATCAAGTAAGTTATATCTAACATATTTTGCAGGTTTTGCCCAACCTGCGGGTTTGAATACGTCACCTGTTTTTCTATCTACAAATGCGTGAACACCACTCTGTTCTTGACATATTTTGTAGTATTTTCTACCTTCAGTAATATAAAAGGTAACTGGTGAGGAACTGTTAGGATACCTACCATTATAATTTGATTCAAGTGCTTTAATGAGTTCACCACAACGTGAATAAACTTCACTAACAAAAAGAGTTTTTGACATTTAATTGTTCCAATAAGAGTTTACAGTTCTGTATGTTTGATATTCTACAGTATCATCAAGTGATCCAAGAATATCACCTACCCACTCATCCTCGTTTTCTTGAGCATGATCTGATAGATAAACCTCGTCAGGAACTTCAAGTGCTTTTGAGTTTCTAGGCATTTAGTTCTTTGGTTGACTACTCTATTATAATAACCCATATTTCTGGTCAATGGGAAAATAGTGGACACTAGTTAAACTGTCACAGTGCCATCAATTTCTTATAAAATGGTGATACAATTTTAAACTGTCTAGGAACTTGATTCCCTTCTATCAATTCTTTATTAATATAATGGACGATTAGATTAGGGTCATCAATATAATCTTTGTATGTCCATGAGCAACTTCTAACATACTTCTGTTTTCCTAGTTCACACTTTTGTGTTATTTGTTTATCAAGTACTGGTGCAATTGTCTTGAATTTATATTCAATAACATACTGTAACTGACCATACACAAATAGAGATTGAATCATAGGTAAATCAACAGCAATATCTTTAAGGTATCTTAATCTGGTGTAATCGTTAAAACATCCACCTCCATTAGTTGCTTTATTAGTATAAATCTTTGGTTTAACTTCCTTCTCTTCTTTGGTCTCACGATCAATACAATCACGTCCTAGTTTTCCAGGAAGTGGGTCACATCCTGCAATTTCAGCAGTTATGTGTTCTCTTAAAGTGGAACTATTTGAATCATTCATGTATATATGAAATAACTCTTCAAATAGTTCACCTTCAAAGTTAACTATGTTAGATGTACATCTTTGTACAGCAGTAGCAAGTAAATCAGGAGTAAACATTGGCAATAGCAGGGATACCTTTAACAAAAATTAAGTCAATTATTCCTTCTAATCTTCTTTGAGTTCTTGTACCTGCACCATATCCTGATGTAGTAGGAACTGTTACAAAACCACAAGGTTTAACCCAATTAGCATAACAAGATGTTGATAGTTCACCCTTCTCAATTAGTTTTCTATCGTCAGGATGAGTTCTAATAACACGACCTATAGTCTGTGCCATTTCAACAATTGGTAAGTTTCTCAATAATATACAATGAGATAATCCTGCCACACTAATACCTTCAGATAATATACTATAATGAAAGACTAGGAACTTTCTTTCTGGCATCTTGCCAAGTGCATTTAATACTTTGAAGAACATTTGTCTATTGATCTTCTTCTTATTAAAGTAACAACCATGCTTAGAAGTGATATGTAGAATATCATAACCTAGATCTTTGCATTGATCTAGAATATCTGTTTGAGTTAGCATATTCCATAACACCTTAGTGTTAGGTGCAGCAACTAATACTTTTTGTGCCTGATCTTCATCTAAACTATCAAGAATACCCATGATATTCATAGCATCTATCATAGGTGCATTCTGTTTAGTTCTGATAATATCACACTCATGAGTATTTACTTTTGGTGGAACAATTGAACCATTAGCAATTAATTCTGGTGCAGGAGTTGACTCTAATACACCTCCATATATGCTAGTGTTATTCATACCTCTTCTAGCACTTCCTTTATCATGCTTAGGTGTAGCAGTAAAGAAAAAATGACGATCAGATTGACCTTCAATGTCAACAATTGCTTCATTGAATGATCTACCAGTACCATTATGTGCTTCATCATAATATATTGTATCAATGTCAATACCACTTGATACTATTCTGTGAAGTGAGTGATATGTAGTGAACAACATTTGATGCTCATTCATATATTTGTTGCTCCATCCTAGTATATGCTGAGGTTTAGTTGTGCTATCCTCTTTAACTTCACCGCTATGTACATGTAATACTTTAGCATTAAGTACATGCTCGCTAAATTCTGCATGTAATTGATTAGATAGTAGTATGCGAGGTGCGACTACTACAATAGTCCTAGGTGATGTTGCTTGAGCAATGTGTCTCTTACAATCTGCTATCATGATGAATGTTTTACCACCACCTGTAGGGATGATGATCTGACCTTTATCAACAGATTCCATCTTGTCGTATGCTCTTTGCTGATGTGGTCTTAGATTCATAAATTTCTCGTTAATACTATTATTATAGAATAAAAAAGGGGTCTTGCGACCCCATGTGTACCAGTTTGTTAACTGTCCTTATGAGTTAGCAATGTAGTCTTCAATGACTTGTAAAACTTCTGCTGAAGTTTGAGCATCCTCTAGTAGAGCGAATAATGCAACTGTTGGATTGAATGCCATGATTGTTTCATGCTTGATTACTTTGGTATTATATCACCGAACATCACCACCTCCAACGGGTTAGGTGACACCTCTTCATCTGGCACACGCTCTTGAATGAGGTCACCATAATCAGCATGTAACTCACATCCGATATAATATCTGTTCAATTCTTTGGCGACCATAGCAGTAGTTCCTGATCCCATGAACGGATCTAAAATAATATCGTTAGGTTCTGATCCTGCTAGAATACAGGGAGTTATCAATTCTGGTGGATATACAGCGAAGTGTGCATTCTTATATGGTTTTGTGGTCACCTTCCATACTGATCTCTTGTTACGTTTATCATATAACATTTTACGAGGTCTCGTTAGTCCACTAAAAGTATTGTCAGTATCTTTAGTATTCTTCATATTAATAGGTGTATTTCCTCCCCATCGTTCACCTACCGCTTTCTCTTTGATACTTTCGTGGTCATAATAATACTTCTTATTCTTTGATAATAAAAAGATATACTCATGTGATTTAGTACATCTATCCTTTACACTTTCTGGCATTGGGTTAGGTTTATGCCAAATAATATCTTGTCTTAAATACCATCCATCTTGACGTAATGCGAATGCTAACATCCAAGGTATTCCAATTAAATCTTTCTCTTTATATCCTTCTAACTTGTTACCTCGTTTAGCACATTTATCTGGTAAATCTTGCTTACTATTAGCAACTGTTTGTTTAGGATATGACTGACCTTTTCCAGGTCTATAGTTATAATAACTATCACCAATATTAACCCATAATGTACCATCATCAGTAAGATTATCTCTTACTAATCTAAACACTTCAACTAGGTTTTGAATATACTCTTCTGGTGTATTCTCTTGTCCTATTTGTTTATCTTCTCCACCATAATCTCTGAGTCCATAATAAGGTGGGGATGTTACACACATTCGTGCCTTCTCATCAAACTCTTTTAAAGTCTGACGATTATCTCCAAACAGAATTAAGTCTTTCATTTTTTAAAAATACCGAACTGTCTCATCAAGTATATTGTGAGTAGAGTCCAAAAGATAACATACCACATAGGAATTATTATAGCACAAAAAAAGAGGGGTGTAAACCCCTGTAGTTAAAAGAGTAAACCCCATGCGAGAACAATAAAGAATGCCCATGCTAAGAAGTTTCTCTCTTCAATGACGTTTGTGTCTTGCTGAATAGCACCAAGTAGTTCTGCTTTGGTGTTCTTCATGCTGAACTTTGTCATGTAGTAATTGCGTTGTATGATGCCATTATAATCTATATTTGGGGATCGTCAATAGACCTTGTGACACTTCTAAAGGTGTCAGTAGATATATGATCTACCTTCTGAATCCATAGTCTTCTCTCTCGTATGAATTCCCACTCTAATATTATAATCTCTTCAAGTATCTTTAATTCTTTCAAAATCTCCCTCCGTAAGTATTTCACATTTCCCATAGAACATAGGAAAGACTAACAATATACATTGACTCATCCCATTCATTTTACCTGAGTCCTTCCATTCTCTTACACATAGTGTGAAGTATGTACCTAACACTTGATTGACATAACCTATGTCTCCCTGTGGAGTCTTTAACCATGTTCCAACTTCATAGGGGCAAGGTATGTCTGGTTCTAATGGTCTTACTGTCATTATTCCCAGAATGATTTAGTCTTTGGTGTCTCCTCCTTACTTCTTGTTTGCTTCCATCCACTCATATGTTGGTCACTCTCATAGTTCATTTGTGCTTGCTTATTCTGGGTAGGCAATTGCTGAGTGTGTCCAATTCCATCCTGTGTATTGAGTTTCTTTGCTACATCAGTTGTGAGTCCATCCAGTTCTTCTTCCAATGGTTTCACAACAAATCCATATCTATGAGAGAAT